AAACCAGCTTTCTACATACAGTCCATTATCGCGGCATATGCTTGTAATAACCTCACCATTCCCAAACGTTTGGCCGCATCTTTTACATGGCTGCCATTCATTGCCCGTCGCTGTTATCTGCCTGAATATCTTCATAACCATCAATAATTATCGAATGAGATTCATTTTCGTGACATTGATACTTTCTTTCCGGCCTGTCCGGATTTACAGCATTTAGAAAATCATTCATTGCTTCAATTACTTTTTCGTCACGCTCTTTTTTTCTTTTTTCTTTTGACTTAAATTCTTCTTTGAGAATGGCTTCTCTTTTAGCAAGTTCGGCAGGCTCCCTATCAAGAAGCTCCTGGCTCATCGGATTCATTGCAGTTGCTTTGACTTTATTCGGCCATGGCAGGTCCCAGTTATCAACTATCAATTGCCAGTCAATCTCATCTGGCCTCGCATCGGAAAATCCCGCCCTCATAATACCGGTGAATTGTTCCTGTATATGAGGCAGTAAAAGGTATTTTGGATTTTGCATACCGGCCAGAATCCTATTTACGGGATATGTATTTCGCAACCAGTCATGTACCGCGCAGCTAATACAAAGCGATCCTTTTTCACCAACTCCCCTCTTTAGCATTTTCGCCTTTGAATTCGGGACAGGCATATTTTTGCAGCGTGCACTGCATCTTGCACATAAAACTATATCTTTATTCTCAAATAGATTGGTCATTATTTCTCACCTTTCACATCTTTCACACCTTTCACACCTTTCACACCTTTCATTATTTAGCGTTTTGCGTTTAGCGTAGAGCGTGCAGCGGATACGCTGTCAGCTGTCAGCTATCTTTAGTCCTTGCCACAGAGGTCACTCTCTGCGACTAAAATACTCGACAGCCTGTTACGATCGGAGGCTGGTCAATATTTGCTTTGATAACTATAGTTCTTTCCCCATGCTCTGCTGTTGTATCGGGGTCTTCCAGATCATATAATTGACTGCTGTAGTATATATTATAATAATGTATCCCTATGGTTTCAGGCGTTACAGACCAGCCATATACGTATTTGCAAACATCGTTAGTATCAGTTGTTATAGCAGGCTCAGTTAGTGTCAAGTCTGTAACAATAGTCAAGACTCTGTCACTCGAAGCAACAATGTCAAACTCTCCAATAATTATTTTGCCGACTCTGGTTGGATATGCTCCCATAACCGGCGATGGTGCCAAATTCGGGTCAAAATCAATTCCATCCGGCGAAACTATACCGATAGGTATGTAACCACCAAGTGCTATGCCCGTTAATACCAGTAATAATAATATTTTAGTTTTCATTTCATTCTCCTTTGCGTGTAACGATTTTGTTTTAGTTTGCCATCAACAGATTTCTGCTGAAAAACAGTCACATCTATATAATTATTTTCCGGCACGTTCCAAACTAAAGACCATTGAAAGTCGCAATCCGTCCAAGGCACACCGCTTATAATTACGAACTCATTAAGTTCAACCAAGCGGCAATCAGTTACAACCGGAGGCTGATTTATCTGCATCATTATTATCGAAGCTGCCGCTATTCCTATTCCTGGTTTTTTCATAACATTTCAAAAGAAATTGACCCGCACGCGCATTGTTTCGGCTGCCTGGATTCGGTATATTCGGCGCCGCAGCCCAGGCACCGCCAGCAAACATATGTAATCTCTTTTGGCACAGGATTATAGCTGTACTTTTTTTCTTTCTTCTTAGTCCTGCCGCGAATCGGCCCTGGTAACGGCCCGAGGCTTTTAACGTATTCGTCACAGGCCGCCTTCGCCTCGATCGCAGTATTAAAACCACCAAGATATTTAACACTTTTATCCATCGAGTTATAGAACTGGGCAGTGAACCTGCCGTTATATCGCTGTGTAACTCCTTTGATTCCCGTTTTCATTCTTTATTTAGGGGGACGGCTCGCCGGTCGGTATTTCTGCTTCAGAATCTTGCAATTTTACAGGGTCCTTGCCATATCGCATATCAAGAGACCACTGGCAGGCTATAGCGATTATTGCTACACCGGCAATGTATCCGGGATCGGCGGAAGTTAATAAAAACATTGAAACGATAGCTACTATCATTTTCTTACTTGCCTTTTTTATTATCTCATCCCACATAAATTTTCTCCTTTATTTATATTAGTTATCAGCCTTCAGTTATCAGCCTTTTTAGACACAGAGGATACAGAGTTCACAGAGCTTTCAGAAGCTACATAAACAGCCATTGATATATCGAGCCTTCTAATAGCAGATACGAGATAGCTTATTTCGGCGAGTTGATCTCTGTTATCAAAACGCTCACTTTCCTTTGCTATTTTGACGATACGGTTCCGGTTTCCAGTTTTTTCATACACGTCTAACAATCCCCATCCATTGGGAATTTCATCAGGGTCTAACAGCCTAACAGGAGCCATGTAGTAACGCATATATCCCATACCATCTTCCGGCCTTTGTCTGAAAAACTTCTTTCTATCGGCTAAAAAATCAGTACGAGAAGCCTTGCACTCAATTAAATAACTAAAGCCCCCATAAAATCCGATTACATCAGGGGTTTCACTTGTTGACGCACGCCTCTCTTTGAATATTACCGAACATGATGGACTGTGAGAAAATTTCAAATAGCCAAATGCTCTATCAACTAACTCTTTGTGCTGTATTTCCGGGATGTCTATTCGCTTTCCAAATTTACGCTTGCATTCTATCATTCTCTGTGTCCTCTGTGCCCTCTGTGGCTAATAATATTTCTATGCTATTAGTTTCGCTACAAGCGACTGTTGCTGCCGGGCTGCTTTAATGAACTCCTGTTTATAGTCAGCCGGCGGCTCAAACGATTTGTAACGGTCGTAAGCAGGCAGGGCCGCCCATTCCAGCAGCCATTCTTTACGATTGTCGTAAGAATTTATTTTCCAGAACGGAATCAAACTTTCTTCGAGCCAGTGATAGTTTTTCGCCTCGTATTGGCCCGTGTATTTCAACAGCCATTTATAAGTTTCAATCGCCGCCGCTCTTGCCCGCTTATAGTTTCTGATAGTCTCGCCCGTACGCGGATCCGTCCAGACGGCGGATATGATGTCAGGGTCGCGGCCCACGCAGGTATGACCGATATCGGGCATTAAGGCAGGTATCAAATGATACCACTTAGCCCCGTTAAAAGGCTCCTCCCAGCCTGTAAAGAACTGATGAGAAAATGTATCCTGAAGCGAATGCAGAGCAATTCCTAACCGAAACAAATCCACGGACGCAACTGCCTCGCTACAAACCTCTTTAGCAATCCTGCTGTTCGGTGTCACTATCCATCGGCTGCCGGGCAGGAAATGGAACGGGATCAGTACCTTTTCCTGTACGATACGGTCCTTCCAGTTGCCAAGCAGACCGCACTGCGTTTGCGTTCCGTACAGGCCCGCTTCTGTAAGCTCATCCGTATACTGATTCGACCAGGCGATTGCCTTGGCAGTGTCATGGTCCATACCAGCCTTTATCGCCAGGGCAAACGTCATGTAATAATGAAAATCCTTTTGCATATTCGTATCGCGGGCATCCTGCCCGCGTCCTTTTTTTTATTATTTTTCAGCCACAGAGATTATGTGTTTATTCGTGTTCATTCGTGGTTAAAATCCTTTTTTATTTTTAGACACAGATTTCACTGATTACACAGATTTATTTAATCCCACATGCTTTTAAGGCTCTTAAAACTAAAAGTAATAAATCACTTCACTCAAGTGATTTGTTACCTTACGTTATAAACTTAGAGAAGCCGGGTATCATTGCCAGTTGTTTGGCTGTATCAATCACCTGCTGAGATACGCCAAACGCCTGTGCGATATGTTCTTCCACCTTGTCAATTTCTTCCGGTTTTGTAAGCGATTGCAGAAACTTTTCGATTATCGGCCAGAGAATAAACAATAACCTGATTGCTAATAAAATATCATTTTCCTTACTCATTTTTCGATTCCTTTCTTAAATTAGCGTTTAGCGTTTAGCGTTTAGCGTACACGCTGTACGCTATTACTATCCGCTGATTTATGCGTTTTCAAACAGCCAGTTATCAATGGCTTTTTCGATTTTCTTTTTGGCCTGCTTTGCATATTTGAATGTTTTCTGCCTGTCAATAAATTCGTATATCTCATTTTTGGCTGACATCAATGCCGTATATATATTTTCACCGCCATCATTGGAACACGGCGATCCATTAGCTTCGTGACCGATTGATAAATCATACCCGAAGTACCAGTTATCGTTACTCTTTCCCAGCGACATTGCACACATCGTGCCGTAGTTCTTCGGAAGCTTGACAGTAATGACCTGTGGATTAGTAATGACACCGTTCTCATTAACCTCGAAATCATCCCTAATACCTCGTGACTCGTCACCCGGATCAGGCTGGTTATCATCGAGACCGGGACGTTCTTTATCCTCAGTTTCACCAAACAGCTTACCCTGAATCTCTTCGAAAGTAATTACAACCTGCGTACCTGCCTGAACCATTGCCTTAATCGCCTTTGCAGAATTATCGTGACTGGAAAAATCAGCAATCTTTAACTTCTGGCCCCCGCTCATACAATTCATACTCACCAGGCGAACTTCCGATACTACCGGTGCAAATTGCAGTTGTTTCTGCTCCGGCTCGATTGTCATTCGATACTTGTCCTCGCCGTTATTGCGAATGGCCCTGTCGATTTTGGCTACCTGGGCGGGTGAGAAGTCCAGTAATTCAAACGATATTTTCTCTTTCTCGCCGACAGTACCCCACTCTGTTATTTTTGTCTTCACTGCAATCTTATCCATAACAAACTCCTTTCTAAAATTAGCGTATAGCGTATAGCGTTTAGTACCGGCTAAATGTTTCTCAGTGAGTCAGGCTCCTTCATAAGTTGGGGATTCTTTTCCTGAAACTCGCAAAAATCTTTAATACTCTTATTGACATTGGCTTTATGATTGAGATTATCAAGAATAATAAGATAGGCACACAATGCCGGCAGGGCCTTGCGGTCCTGTGCACGAAAAATGAACAACGGCTCATTATCCGGAATAGGCTTTTCTGTAACTCTGTCAACTAATTTACCATCCTTGATTTTGTACTTTCTTTCGTGCATTTTTGTTTCTCCTTAAACATTAACTTATAGGTTTCAGCTTTCAGCCATTAGCTGTCGGTTGATGACTGTGAGCTGTCGGCTATTTTAATCCCTTCCATTTCCAACTGAAAATCTTCGCAGCTATTACAATCCATCGGGCAATAGCCGCCTTCTTTCAGAGGGCAGTCAAAATCGACCGCCGTATCTTCGCATCCCCAAATCTGATTGTCCGTTAATGGATAAGTCATAATTTGCTGCCTATCCACATGAAAAATAACGCGAAACCAACCCACTTGATGACGAACCACCAGCATCCAACGAGTTCAGCATTCTCTCTTTCCTGGTCTAAATAATATTCGTTAAGCTCTTCCATGTTCAAATCCCTTTCTCTCCTTAAAGCATGTTTCATTCAGCTCATTTAAGATCATATCTTCAATGAGAACGGCTCCGACGAGCCTGCGTGCATTATCAATATCACCATCGGTCATATCTTCGGCCATTGACTGAAACCTTTTTAAGCTAAGCTTATCTTTTGTCAGCATCTTAGCTATCCGCTGCTGAGTATTATTCAGTGCCCTGTGCATAGATGCCTGTTCCGGCGTCAACAGTGGAGTGACATCGAAATGTTTCTTCATTAAGTGCTCGTCAAGCCGTTTAAGCTTATACGACCTTACCGCATGAGAAATCCTTTTCAATATTTTCATTTCAATATCCTTTCTAACCTTTCTAACCTTTCACACCTTTCACACCTTTCACACCTTTCACACCTTTCACACCTTTTCGGGATAACAAAAAAGACGATGGCAATCCGTTGTCAGTTGAGTTGAATGAACATCCTGTTTCAGACACATCCATGTCCGTTCGCTCCATCGCCTTTCAATAGTTGATAGCGTATAGCGTATAGCGTTTAGTTTTCATAATGATTCCAAAAAAATGGGCGATTGCTTTATCCTTACCCACAGTCCCATGGAACTGCTCACCCAAGGTTCGGCTTCTACTTTTTTCAGCTTCGCAATTAGCCGAGGCGGGATTCGAACCCGCGACCCCGCTCTCATCATCGGAAACTGTAAACAAGCTTTCCTTTTTAACGAGCGACGGCAAAACGCTCTCGACTATCTTGGCTGGGGCATATAGTTTTGATGCTACACCTTGCAATTCTCGGCCTTAATATTAACTTTTCAAATAATGCCGTCCCTATTCCGGCCTTTGGGGCGATAAAATTTACCACTGTTAATTCAGTTCAATGCCGTTAGTGTACCGGACGCACTCTATTCTCTTCTTTTCTATATTGTCGGGCCCAATTAGCAGGGGCGGGATTCGAACCCGCGACCTCGTGGTTATGGGCCACGCGAGCTAACCTGACTGCTCTACCCTGCAATAAATAAACCGCCGGGACCGGTTTGCGCACGGCCCCGCACGGTTCGGAGGAGGAGGTTGATGATTCCTGCCCAATTGTATTTCCACTCGGCAAGCAGATATCAGCCATGAATTCCTGCTTAACTGTACGAAAGCCAAGGGTAATTGCTATAAGTTTAGCCTTCAATAATACTACATGCTCCCTCATCCGCTGCCGGCATGCCTGATCCCATGCTTTTAACATTGATTGCTCGTTCCTATCCCTGCCCTGCTCGGTTTGTGAGTAATCTTCCTTCGGCGGCATTACAATCGTCTGCTTTACCGGTATACCATCAATAGCAAAAGCCACAAATGTTATATCACTGTCCCAGCCGAGCATTACTTTATTCGCCCCCGCTCGTCTTAGTATTACCCCAAGTTCCTGCCGGGATCGCTCAATTGAAACTGTTGTATTTTTTGCGTAATTCAAAGCTAATTTTCAACTCCATTTTTAAACCGCGGCTTTCGCGGATTTTATTTTTATAATGCCCCTGCCGAACTATCCTGCCGACAGGGGCAGCGTTTGAGCAACCAATACGTTTTTTAAGAACGTGGGTAGTTCATACAATGGAACTTATCGCCGCATCCGTTTTCTCCGTTTAATTCACATTTTAGTCTAATTAAGGTCATGCTCTGACCAACTTGAGCTACCCCTTCGTTTATAAAATGAATGATAGCATGGAGAAGGGGGTCGGAATCGAACCGACAACCTAACCTATAACATGTGAAACTCGACCGGATACGCATTGCGGATTAAACTTGAGCGATAGTCTGAATTTTATAATACCCTACAACCTTTCGGTTATGCGTCTGCCAATTCCGCCACCGGGCAGTTTATAAAAATAATAACTGGTTGCCCGAGCAGGTCTCGAACCTGCAAGGATATCGTGTTTAGACTGAATCTAAGTTTAAACCTGTGCTCTTTATTAACTTGTCAATCAGCAAAAATATAAGAAAATATACTGTCACCCATTTTTAGCATTGAAACTTCCTGACTGTTAGCTTCTTCCCTTGCCATTTTCAAAACATCCTGTAAAACCTCAAGACGCTTTATTATTTTTTCTTTATACTCAACGGTAACAGCACCGGAAAGATGTATAGTTTTCCAATGGCCAATAGTTTCGTCTATTGTGATTAGTTCCGTTTGTGCAGGGTGCTCTTTCGTAGCTGCACATTTTGTTATGACTTTCGGTACTTTCTTTGTTTTGTTGGTTTCCTCTATATCGGAAACGAAACAGTCTTTGCCCGAGTCATATTTCCATACCTTATCTGTAGGTAGTGCCGGAAGATTTTTAGCAAAAGCCAATAAATCTACAACCTGTTTTTCCAGGAACAGGATAGTAGTAACAGGCAGACCAACCAGCAAAGTTTTATCATCTATTTTAACATCAGCTTTGGCAAGTTGATTCGCATATTCCTGCGTCAAAACAAAATCATAAAAATCCCTCAGTATTTCCGTGACTTTCGGAATAATACGAGCTGCTCGAATTTGCACTTCACGGCTTTCAGAAGGGAATCTTTCGCCCTCCTCGTCTTTTGGCTCGTAGGTGCGAACTATGCCTGTAAGTTCGCTATCTTTCCATCCATGATGTATTTCAGTAATAGTTTTCGTAGCTCTCGCTTTCTTTCCTGACACAATAGCGATAATCTGATTCTGTTTCATAATAACTCCTTGTTCATCTTAAAATTAATATCCAATTATCCTTTTTTCTTTCAGCTTTTAGTTCTCAGCTTTGCGGGATAATAATTTACGCATCTTCAATAGCCTGATTCAATAGAATCTGGGCCATTATCCTGTAATTTTCAACCGGTTCATCATTGGCGAGTAATTGCTGAAGCTTGTCCTTCTGTGCAGTATCAATTTCAAGTTCTATAGTTTCCATAAAAATCCTTTTTTTATTCATAATCCCTTGGTGCTACAAATACCGGGAATCTCGGCATTCCGGATTCCGTTAACTCAAAATATCTAAAGGTAATTAAATCACCCTTTTCCGGAGGATTTTCTCTTTCCGAATCGGTAAGGCCGGTGCCTATAGATATCATCTTATTTCTGAACTTACATAATAAAGCGCCAATGCGCCCCTCATGCCTGCCCTGACCAGCTTCGTATCCGTCAACAATAGCTTCATCTGTCTGAAAGCGCTTGACTTTAAGAATGTCCCCTGACCGCTTGTATTGATAAAGACTTAACGCCCTCTTAAGCATTATCCCTTCCCCGCCTTCATTCAATATTTGCCGCTCGAGATCCAGCATGTGTTTTTTACTCGAACATACAATCTGCCTTAACATCTCCGCATGTTCAGGCAACTCAAGCTGATACAATTTCTTATATCTTGCCGTAAAAGTGCCTGCGGCAATGCAATCGAACAATATATACCTGATTCCGTCCCAGTTTGGATTGTTCTTTGTTCTTACCTTTCCGCATGTCTGCTGAAACAACCCCCGCCCTTCCCATAATTCACCGTCAAGAACAACATCTTTAGGCAAACCCTCAACGAACCATGCCGGAGCACAGAAAGGCTTGCCTGTCCGCGAAATCAGCTTTTCCCCGGTCCATATCGCCCGAACACCATCGAGTTTCTCACTCATCAACCAGCCTGTCGGGTCCTGACCATCGTATTTCTTCGCAAGCATCGGTTTCATAACAACTCCTTTTTTAGCTGTCAGTTTTCAGCTATCAGCTATCAGCTATTACCTAATTTTCAGCCCGTATTACGTATTGTATTTTGTTTACTAAGTCTCGCCTGTTCGATAGCTTCCTTGAGCTTTCTGGTAATATAGTTTCTCAACAGCGACGTAGGCGGTATCCCCTGATTCTCCGGTAGACGGGCAAATTCGTTAGCCGCCCCAATAAGTTCATCATCATGACCGCCCATCCTGAAACTTAAACTTGTTATTGTTCTCATCTTATCACTCGTATTTTTGCCTTTTGCGTTGCCAGCTTCCGTTGCCATATTATAGATCCTTCAATTTCATCAAACATTGATTATTACTATATCGGTCAAATTACGATTTATTTTTAGAAAAATCAAGATAAATATTTATAAATTCAGATAAAATAATATAATAATAGAAATTGTAATTGATAAGTATTTAAGTTTACTATACTTACTGTATGAAAAATTTTGAGGAAAAATCAAAAAATTTACTTCAATTAGGTCAGATTGATCGTATTTTGTGTTTAGAGTTCAGAAAACAAGCCGCCGAAAGAAGTTTAGCACAGCCGTAACGGTTCAGATGAACATGTCCGACTGCTCGGAATCGATACACCTGAAAAAAATACCCCTGAAGGTGAAATTTCAACCGCTTTTATGCAACAATTGCTCAAAAATTGCAAAGTTTATATCGAATACGATACTATCCAGCCAAAACATGATCGTTACGGCCGGACACTGGCCTTCATGTACCGCTCAAGAGATGGCCTGTTTTTAAATGAGGAACTTGTCAAAGAAGGCTATGCTGATGTTTATGAGGAGGATCCGTGTAAATATACAAATCAATGGCTTTCTTTATCCGCGGATTAAAACTGAATAGCTTTCAGACATCAGTTTTCAGCTCTTAGCTGTCGGCTTGTGGCTGAGAGCTATTTTTATTTCTTTGCGGCTTTGCGGTGAATATTATCTTACCACCCAGTTCGTTTATAAGTGCCTCGATATACCTGGCCGTCATATTGCCGCCGGCAAAATAGTTATAAAGAGTCTGCTGGGCGCAGTCAATCCGCCTGGCCATCTGAGAAGTATTGATCTTCTGTCTGTCTATTTCTTTTTTTATCTGTTTACGTAAATTCATTCTTTCCCTTAGACACAGATTTACACTGATAAAAACCTGCCCCCCGGCAACACGCCGAAGGGCGGGTCAAAAAATACTCAACTGATTTCATTCACGATACAATACTCTATGTCCGCTATAGCTTTTTTATGTTCGGGGTGACGATTCAAGTGAGACGTTTTAATTTTTTTGTATTGGCGGGCAAGAGATTTTTTGACTTGATCTTTTGTGACGACACCTTTCAGCCGTTCACCCACAACAGGATCGCCGACAAGAATATGAGGACCGTGTTTTATGGAGTTATCGACGCGAGAATGAACATAAGGAAGCATCTTTTCTCGCATTTTTTCTTCATCCCAGTGACAGACTATTCCATCTGTCTCAGCCAGCACGACACTATCGGCGAGAATATCATCGTATGTCTCATGGGCTTCTTGCAGTCTGGCATGAAGGGCTATATTTCTGCGACTTCGCTGTTTTATCCGCCATTCACACTGACAGCAGGAAAGGCAGCAGCCACAATCATCACATGTTACGCCCCAGTGATCCTCGTTATTAATGCAATAGCCGTAAGTTTTCATTTTTTGACCTTTCTAATAATTGTTAATCATATTATTTACTTTTCAATTCTATTGTAATTATATAACTATATTAGATTATTGTCAAGAATAAAATCTAATAAAATGGAATATTTTTTAGGAATGTGGGTTATTAGGCTGAAAATGAGGAAAATATTTTAAATATTTTTAGCCACAGAGGACACAGAGTTCACAGATATTTTGTGTTTGTAATTAATACTTTGCGGGATGAAAGGTATCTGTGTCTAAAATGCAGGCCGTCTCCTTACAAGACGGCCCGCTAAAAGGAGTTCCCGCCCGTCTGACCGGGCGTGCATTATGAAAAGCTCTTATGACCATGAACTGCCATCGAAATCAAGATGTGTATCTTCATCATCAACCCACATCGTAAATCCCTCTTTCGGTGTAATAAATATCCAGCCGTCATAATAGGCCGCTATATCGCCTTCGTGGCCTGTCCATGCCCCTGTGGCCGGCGTATCTACGAGGTACCGGTCACCGTTGGACTCACCGCCCGGCGGGGCCGTTAAATCGCGGTCCTTGACCGAGAGCTGGATTAGAGCATCAATAATATTCAATGCGTCATTTACTACTATATATGCGCCCGCCTGGGCATCGACCATGTAATCAATATTCAAATTCGGTGTTGCACTCATATTTCTCGTTCTCCATATTTGCCGCGGCCTGTAATAGCCGAAAGCTGGTAAATTCTAACCGTTATTGGATCGCCCGGCGTCAAGCCGTCCGAAGTTTGCTCTGCGGCTGTATATTCACAGGCTTGCTCTGTAACCTCTATCGTTCGTAAAACGTCCTCACCATCCATTATATCAATCTCGTAAGCCTCAGTTGCCTCGCTTAGTGGTATCGGCAGTTCAGTTAATAATTCTACCAGCGACCGCGTCCGGCGGCACCATTCTATCGCAAGATTCAAACTTGAATCCCGCATCCCACTGATATGACATGGAGCAAACGTTCTTAAATTATAAGCGTGCGGTGTTATAGCGACCGCTTCATTATTATCAAAGTAATCTCCGGTCGGAACTATCTTGAATGATTTTTCTATCCCTATCTCATTATTATTTATCGTCTTGAATTTTAACTTCGAAGAATCAAGAAACAGAAAACTTTCATTTTCAACATGAGAATCTATCTGGTCCCTCGTATCACCAAGACCCCGTAAAAGATTTGACAGCTCATACGTATTGGTCTCTATAAGCGATGCTGACTGAAATCCGATTATCTCGCTGCCGGCCAATGCTCTGTTTGAACCTGCCAAACATTCGGCCTTTGTAACAGATTCGAGCGTGCCGCTACTTAATACTACTGTTATAGTATTTATCCTGTCCCAGTAATAACCTTCCGCCGTTCCCAACTCGTTTGCAATATAACCGGCGGCCGATCCGTAAAGGAACTTGATAACGGAATTGAATCCGTCAAAAAGAGCTGCACCATTAAATGAACTGTCCGGATCTAGAGAAAATGCGGCCGCGTAATAACCGGCAGAGTTTATGTATGTATCACTTAATGAGCATATATCAATAAATTCAAATCCTACAGGGACGGGAAACGTAATAGTTTGAGAAGTATCTTTATTTTCCGCCTCAATCGCAAAGGCCGAATCGAGACTATTATCTATAATTCCCTTAACTTCAATCAAATAATTTAATCCTCTCGTAATATTCCGGATACGCATAATGATATATTCGTCATTATCAGGAATCAAAAGAATGTCATTTTCCCTTAATGTAACGTATTTTGGGGGAAGGAATATACTGATAGGCTTGCGGCATAAATAATAAGCCATACATCTTCTGTAAGCTATATATCTCGCTTCTTCCGCAGTCATAGTAAACGGTATATTAAATGTTTTCGTCTCTTCTGTAATGCCGTTTACTTTACGGAATCCAACTGCAGATTTCTGCCATTCCTGAGTAGGATCGTTGTAATTGATAATTACCTCTCTCGGCAGATTAATATCGGATACATCATTTATCGACCATTTCCTGTCCGCTTTTTTGCCGATTTCAGACGCTGATAAATCATCTCCTGTAATTATTATCTGGTCTTCATTACCCCGCTGCAAAAATGTCAAGATACCGTTATCCTGCCTGACAATTAAATCGTAACAATCCAGAATAGCATTTAATATATCGCTTACCGGCTGGGGCTGATCAACTATGAGTCCTCCGCATTCTATAGCCGCTATATCATCGGAGTCTATAACAACGGTATCAGTGCCTGTTTCAGCTATGATCTCTTCAATAATTGTATCAAGCTCATTTGCCATTACGCCGGGGCCTCATATTTTTCTACTAAAAATCTTAAATTCGGGAGCCTGTTACCGTAATCAGTTAGTTTCAGTCTGTGAAATACAGCATAGCATAATCCCTTATAAGCAGGGACATTGCCTGCCCCTTTATACGATTCTATTGTAGGATCAGGGCTTACCTGATTGCCCTGATAAATTGTTAAAGAATCATACTGGCCGGTAACAACATATATACTCTGCGACATAATTGTATTTGAGCCGGATAATGTCTGGCTGACTGCATCATCATTGAAGAATCTTAAATGAGTTAAATTAGAATCGTCAATATATTTAGATACAAGCTTAAATACTCCTTCATTGGCTACATTAAAGCCAGTACCGGATAAACCCACACTTCTTCCTACATCAAAATCAGGTAATACTCCGGAAGAATCATAAACGACATCCATCATTATTGCATATCGCCCAATATGCCTGACATAAATATTACCTGTTAAATTCATTATTGTAGTTGCTTCCGGATTAGCTAAATATATCAACTTACCATCGGCCCAGATATGAGTGATCTCACGAGGCCCTTTGCATACCCCTATTGCAGCATCAACAAAATATGAATATGTAGTTACTTCCGACCCGCCGCCACTTCCGCCTTTGCCGCCCACATCTTCTGTACTGGCAACCTCAATTAAATCCGAAAGCCATATAACCGTTCCGATACATGGCGTAGCCTCTCCATAACAGCGATTTATCGGAGTGCCCTCGGATGCAGACTGCAACTGCAGCTCATCTAACTTGCCTACGGATATTTTCTGCTGCTCAACGGGAAATAATGCAGGCATGATAAATGCCTGGTCAAGATATGAGCCTGCCATTGCCCCCATAGTCGCTCCCCATGCAATAGACCCAGCTGCTGCAGGAAATACCGCGTTACCTAAAGCCATTAAAGCTAATGACGCCATTTATTTTTCCTTCGGAAAAAAGTTTTTAGTTTTTAGTGCTTAGTTGTTAGTTTCATTTAACTCAAAATTCATAATTAAAAATTTCAAACTCTTACAACCCCGGATAAGTAAACGCGGCATAAAGTCTCTTTGACCACGCTTTCGTTAATTTATGCTCTACTACCTTGCCAATATCAGCGTAAGTATGAATCAAGCCATAATCCGTTACAATACCTACGTGAGTTGGAATATCGGGATTTTTCAGCCAGTAAACCGCAACATCACCCGACTGTACTTTTTCAATACTCTTTTCAATAAAATATTTGCGAAGCTCTGCCATTAATGTCACGCCATCAGGATACCTGCCGTAAGTTGTATTGTCATTATGTAACAGGTCAAGTGATTTGCCAACATTTACAATAAGCCCGATGCAATCTATACCAATCCCTTTGAGCCTGCCCTGATGAACAAAAGGAGTGCCCAGATAAGTTCGTGCCTCTTCAATTATCTTTTCTCTTATATTCATAACTTAAAACTCAAAACTATTTTTATCCAGTTGGGGTCTGGAACATTTTATTAATCCCCGGAATATCCGGGAACCCACCGAAATCTTCGGCTACACCTTTTGCCTGACACGTTGCAAATAATTTGTCACAACCCTCATATATTACAAAAGTATCATCGACCTCAATCTTTATCGGGCTGGGGATGGCCAGTATAATTTTTTTATAGGCACCAGCCGTTGTATAAGATTCTATTTCCAAATCAATACCATTTATTGTCATATAGCCGTAATCGTAATAGCCGTCCGCTTCGGTAAGGCCGGAAACAAGAAATGTTCGGCGGCTGTTATAACCGGTACTGCTCACATCGTAAACTGTGCCGTTTTCCGATGTCGGCGTCTTTGTACAGTAAACAACCCCTAAATCGTTCCTGCATGTTCTCGTATATATATCGCCGGTCTTAACTGTGAGCCAGCGTGTAAGACCTTCCATTTTCGCCGTCCATATCTCGCCTGTGTAAGTTGTATCAACTATCCAATAGTACCGGTATATAATCGCTCCGAGCCAGGGATACCGCCAGTCGATTATTGTCTCTGTAATTTTGGCATCGTTGTAAAAACCGGCCTTCAAATCATTTTCAGTAATTGCATCATCTGTAATCACTCCGGTCACATCCATATTCTCGGCATTAAAATTAGCCTGAATCTGCCGGGCAGTTGCATTAAAGCCGCCAGCCGGAAGATAAGTCTCACCATCGGTAAATTCAATCTGCTCATCGTGATCTGTAAAATAAAACAATGTTCCATCCACACGCTCGATCTTCCATAGAACAGCGTAAAACAGGCTTTTGCCTTCCAATAATACCTGTACAGCAGGCTCAGTCATTTACACGCCCCCTGAACATTCACTTATCTTTACTGCTATATTTTCTGATTTTACAATAGTTGCCGGTGTATAATCAACAACGCACGTATCCCCGGTAGTATAATCACTTTCGTTTTCATCATTAGCCGCCTTGACCCTGTAAATGTATTCGGCGGATTCTATACTCTGAAAGTCACTCAATCCGGAACCGTTGTAAATTTCATCCCAGCTCTCGCCGTCGTCATCAGACCGCTCCAGAGTATAATTATTAGCATTTTCCGATTCATCCCAGCTTACCTCGAATTCACCGTGCGAATCTGTTTCAGGATAAGTAATCGAAGCAGGTGCAGAAACCGCTCCACCCATAAAATCGTCTCCATAAAGACTTATTTTCCCCCCTGAAAAACCAGAATCAGTATAAATAGTCTGGTCATCCGGATCACAATAATCACCGCTAACATGTAAATATCCATCACCTGTATAAATCGGATTGCATATTGAGCCGCCGGAAAAATAAATGCCGATAAAATCACCGGTCTGAACTTCTATGTTCAGTTCCGTGAAACTCTGTTTCGAGCCGGAAGGAACATCTCCTATAACGGCGGAATCCCTGCATTTATAAGTTGTACCCGATATATTATAAAACGTTCCTACCTTGCAGCCCGATATATTCGATTTAGCATAGATTTCAACTCTTGTTAAATATCCCGCCTTATTGGCGGGATTGACTTTACTAATCAAAGTATAATCTGAGCTTGTTGAATTTGACTGAGAAACAGCTTCTGAACCAATATCTATTTCCATCACGAGCTCCTCATTATTATAGCAGCCTCGTTAATTTCAATCCTGCCGACCGGATCACCTTCGGAATCCTTAATCAAGATTCTCCTGCTGCCGGAATTGATTATATAAAATACCGGCCCACCCATGGGTAAATCAGTTATAGCAGGCAGGGTTAGGGATAGGCCCGAAACGGTCGCGGCCACGTTCCATACCCGAAACCTGCCGAGATGAAGATTCGTATCTTCCGAAATTTCCAGGTATTTAGCCTGACCGAAATGTTGCTGCTGGGAAATCATATTGCAAACCAGATTTTGTTATCTTCATCATCAACCGCCAGAATGATCGTGCAACTTTCATCGGCGGCCAGGGTGATAACCGTCTCGCCTTCGTAATTCAATACATCGAAACTTTCCGTTCCGGAATTGACTATGTAAAAATATGGTCCGCCGGTAATGAGATTGGTTACGGCGGGAAGGCTTACCGTTTTATCGGCCACCGAAGGTGCGAGATTATATACCCTCGCCTGCAGAACTGAGATACTTATAGACTCGCTCAGGGTATCGTACTTTCCACCGCCATAATTGAAGCCGTCACTAATAACAGAATCTTCCGCTTTAAGCTCTATTAGATTTATCGACGGAAGCGAACCGGCCTCGAATGTATCTATACTCATTCCTGTAAAATCGGTATCGTTGGCGAATATTACCGGGACATCAAACTGGAAGCCTGCCGTTATTACTACATCCTCGTCCGGCGCGGCGGTGAAGGTAACTATCCCCGTTGTCGTATCGAGAGACCATCCGCTTTCCTGAACAACATCATCGAAAGCTATAAGGACAGTATCAGCAACAGGCTTTGTTATTGTTCGAGCCTTGGTATTTGAGCCGCTTATATATGTTTTAATAATCTGAAAAGTAGTAGTTGCTCCGTTGCCAAGACCTATCTGCTGGTCAGTAGCAGCCGGTGTGCTGTAATGGTCCGATGCACTTGAATAATCAAGCGGGTCCTTATACCTGAACCCGTAAACCGAACCCAGGCGAGCGAGATAAAAATCAATAACAGCAGCTAAATCTTCCTGCTCCCTGATTCCGTAAGCAACATTGTACGTTCTTAAAGCATTATTCCAGCGAGCGAGTCGAACCTTCGATCCGGAATCGGTTTCAATTATATTTGTATTGTAGCCGGGGCCGCCCGCACTTTGAAAACTTATATCTGTCGGAAATCTTACTTCGTGAAAACTCATCTCGTTACTATCCTGAAATCGTTCATAATTTGCGTTTTCGACCTGCGAAAACTGTCGGCATCAGGCGTTGAAATATTGAAATTATATATATTACCACTTATTTTACCGCGCCGAACATCCTCTTTACTCGTTACCTCCTCACCCACTTCGAGTATCGCCCGGCGCTCATTACTCTTTAATCCGCCATGCAGTCGCGGCGCGTTTGCGAAAAGTGATGATGGAACCGCTCGTGTAAATGTCGGACTATCTTTCCCTACCACACCGCCGCCATGCCAGCCGCCCGCCGGAGTTAATAAAGTATTTGGATTAGGTCCGCCTGTTTCTATATTTGGATTAACAGAAGGGGCAAAAATATTTCCTAAACCGGTTCCAACTGCATCAAGTAAAGGATTGATTGCACCTTTGGCAATATTAGCAATAATCATTTTATTTATTGTATCGAGATATGATGTATATAGGCTGTCAAGCCAGTTGCGCCAATTCATTTCACCTGTCTTTTCAAAATCGGTCATGCTTGCGGCAAGGCTGTTAAGACCACTCGCCGAATTATCAGCAAGCTCTGACCAGACATTTCCCATATCAGAATAATTATCTACCCACCGCTCCAGGGCATTTTTTCTTTTCTCGTTTTCTTCATTATGCTTTTTAGTAATCTTCTCTTCGATTTCAATCAATTTATTAGCTTTCCACTGTGTCGCAGTTACTGCATCAGTTCCTGCATCAATGAATTTCTTGACCTGATCTTCGAGTAAAAGATTCGTAGCTTGCCAGTATTGATCTCCATACATACCCATATCTTCATACATTCGAGATACTATTTTCGCATTCCCTAAAGCTGTTTCTTCTCGCTTTTTACGTTCTTCATCGAGAACCTTATTAACCTCAACAAGCTGGGCACGTGCCCGCTCGTTAGTTGCCGCAATACCGCCATCGGTCCCTACTGAGTTGAGATTGTCAGATATTGCTTTAGTCTGTCCTGAACGCAATTCGTCAAAAAATCTTTGAACTTCATTGATTTGCTTTGCATTTGCAGCTCTTACATCTAATCCTTTTTGAATAAATAAATTCCTTGCTTGTTCCCATGTTTCAGCCCCTTCAATATTTGGCTTTATCGTAACTTTAATTTTCCCGGCCACTTTATTAAATTTGTCAAATATTGTATATACTTCCATTACTGTTGCGGCTAAATCATAATAATATCCCTTTAAATCGTTTACGAAATCACCTGATTTTACAATTGCCAATGATACCGCTTCGAAGGCATTAACTATTTTCGTTCCTGCACCTTCTCCCGCAGTAGCCATATCTACAAACTTATCTGAAGCCGCTTCGATATACGGAGCAAGTTCGATAGTAGTGGTTCTAAACAGTCCGGTAATTACTGACTTTGTTCTTGTAAGAGCATCGTTGGCAGCTTCGACCTTTGCTGCATCGATCCTGTCGAAAGTCAGCCCGAGTTTCTCTGCTTCATTGCGAAAATCCTCTATTCCGGCCGAACCTTCTGCAAATAGATTAAGCAATGCTTGTCCCGATCTGCCGAAAAGATAATTTGCCGCCGCCGCTTTTTCCGATTGAGTTGATAATCTGTCGATTTGATCAGCAACTCTTTTGAAGGCATCATCCATTTCCAGCCCGATAAGGTCTTTGTAATTCATACCGAGTTTATCGAGGGCATAAGTAGCCTGGCCAACACCCATATCAACCTCGCCCAAGCGACGTGAAAATATTTCAAGTGATTTATTAAGCGTTCCCTGATCAACTCCGGCGATACTAGCTCCGTGCTGTAAGCCGACAAGTGCTTCGGTTGCAATACCCAGACGATCTGAAAGTTTGGCAGTTGAATCAATCGCCGCCATCTGCTGCTTTATCATATAACCTATACCGCCGACCCCAGCCATTAGCAATAATCCGGATGCCAGTCGGCGTGCCGACCGAAGTGTTTTATCGAGACCGCGTGTGAAAGCCGCAATTTCACCGGCTCCCTTATTACGGGCGGTAAACTCTGCTGCTATTCTTCGTACATCTTCGAACATTAGCGTTCAGCGTTCAGCGTGGAGCGTACAGGAACTATACCCTATACGCTATCCGCTATCTGCTATCTCCTAATCCAAACCCATTGCAACTATATCGACATCCATCGTTGAACTTCCTGTACCATCATGCTCGATATACAGATTCTTATTGGTAGTAATATCAAGGCCGGCAGCCGATGGATCTGTCCATAAAAGATGACCGCCCGGCTTAATTGTAAGCTGTTCGGTTGCTCCGCCGAGAATTCCGATATCAACTGAATCGCCGCCAAATACTAAAAGAGACGCATCCGCCGAGTTGTTCTTAATGTACAGAAACTTCAAACCTTCAATTGTCAATGCTCGATTGAATACATCGAGCAGCGAACCGCTGGCATACAAATCAAGAGTATCGTTAGCACCATCGTCAAGAGTCACTGTATCCTGAAAAATGACATTGACCTGGTTAGCTCCGGTCCCGTATGACCAGCCGGTATTATTGATAACAATGGGGCATTTAATCGGTGCTAAATCACCTGCCAATTCCGCCTGAATATCCATTACCGCCCCGGCTAAAGCCGCTATTCTTGTTGTTCCTACTGACATAATATATTCCTTTCTATATTAGCGTTCAGCGTTCAGCGTGGAGCGTTTACACTATACGCTATACGCTATAAGCTATACGCTGCTTAAGTTATTAAATCTTTCAACTGTTCGGGCTCCATTTCGATAAGTTTGTAACCATCGGTATCAATATCATAGGTCCCATCCAGCATCTTACTTATTCTTTCAATTTCCTTTGCTCGATCATCTGAGAAGCACATGCCCTGAGCCGCTATCAGGCCGGTTAATCTTGCTCTCCAGTTTTCTGCGGCCTGACCTGTGGGCCAGTAGTGCTCGAGGACCCACTGTCTTCTGAGTTCTTTAACTGAGTATATTTGGCACATTTCGGGCATGGGAATCCCAATTTCCCGAGAATATCGTAAAAGCCAACGACCCCAGTAATCGCTATTAAGTTTTTTACCAGACCCTCGATACTCTCGTCGGAGAATCCGTTAATCTCCGAAATGTCCCTGCATAACCTGTCCTGCTGGCGAACCTTTAATGTCGACAGTAAAGCGATATCGGCATCGTCGAAAACAAGATTGCCCTCACTGTCCCTGAAAGATATCTGGATCAGCTTTGCGGGTGCTAATCTTCTTTGTGCTGTATCAGGCTTGCCATTGTCGAGAACGGCGTTTCTTACCGCACGCCAGTCCTCCCACTGGGCGAGCGAACATTCATACAACCAGCCTGTAACACCCAGTATTACCGCTTCCTTAACCGGCTCGGGCTTCTTTATCATTTCTGCCAGAATGGCTTTTTTAATTTCCTCAGCTTTTTTAATTTCCTGCGCTTTCATAATTAGTTCAGAATACAGAAGACAGAATACAGAAGACAGAATAATTCCATCCGCTGACTACTGACTACTGACTACTGACTCCTTTCTTAAATATTAAGTTCCTGTATATGTTATCTGTCCTGATGCCGTTAAGATTATATTGAATCTCTGAGCCTTCGTAGCATCCGGGGGACTCGGACGGCCCAATTCAGTGATTGCCACCGTGCCTGTAAATATAGCACCGTTCAAAAACGTCCAGATAAATGTCCCCTTGGTCCGGGCGTCGAATTTTGTTTTCAACTGCTTGTAATTACCAGTCGTATTATTCGGCTGCATTATCGCGGTTATATTAATCTGGCCCGAATGGAAAGCTCCCAAAATCAAGTCGGGATAAAAGCTCGAACTATCGATTGTTAAAATCTCTTCACTGTCGAGAGTATCCGAACCGAGATCGTAAGACTCGACCTCACCTATCGTCACACCGTCAAAAATGCCGGTAGAACCCATCCCTGCAAATCCCTGCGTACTCATAATATTTTCCCTTTCAATTTTAGCTTTTAGCTATCAGCTATAGGCTGATGGCTCTTTATTATTAACTTTGTGTATAACCATCAAAAATATTTGTCGTATAAATTACTTTACATTTTACCAGTACATCCACGCCTCCTTCACTTACAGCAAACTCCGTTTCGTCACAATCTAAACTAATTGCTAACCCATTACATGCCGTGCCTGAAGTATTGCCCGCCAAAAGCGTTTTTCTTATAGTCTCGGCAAACCTGGCAAGCACAGTATCGGCTTTAACTGAGTCCGGCAGTTGTGAGACGCAGCCATCTAACAAAAATTCCGCCAGTTCCGTGCGGCTCGTATTAGTATAAGATTCGGTCTTTACCGATATTAAACCTATAATTACGTCACCGTGTATCAATTGCAACTCCGACCAGTCCAGTATAGTCGGGCGAATACTTCGAAGAATAAGCGTAGTATCCGGATCCGCAGCTCCGTCCAGGGCATCGTTAATCCATTGAGCAATTTGTTCTATAATAGGTTCGGACATAATTAGCTTTCAGCGTTCAGGTCTATACCCTATACGCTATACGCTATACGCTATACGCTATACGCTATACGCTAATATTTCCCTTTCTTGGCCCAGCCTTTTAACTGGACTTCCACTTCATGCTGAATATTCTTAATGAGATTTACCTCACCCTCTTTTTGTACCTGTTTCAAATCCTCGGCCTTTAAGAACCGCCTTATCCCCGACTCACGCTGCGGGATAATGGCCTCCATCCTGCGACCCTTCCAGTCGATCATCTTTGCCCTGCCCATATGATACCGGCTCCGCAGCCATACCTGCCTGCCGCGGCTCTGGCCCGTTGCTATGAATGCGTGACGAATCAACTGGCGACGGCCGCCGAAAGAAGGCTCATAAGTTACACCCTCACCGGTTTGCTGAGCATTCAAATCTATTATTTGTTTATTAAAATCACTGATTTCCAGTGTTGTCCTTAAATTAGCAAACGAGGGGTAATGAACATAAATAAGATTTTTTATATCTTTAGCTTTGCCGCCCATTCGATGTCTTATTATACGACTAAGCGATGTTTTTCCGCTCTTTGCCGTTCTTGTAAGTGCCCGGTGAGCCGCTCGCGGCCAGCCTTTGGGAATCGCACGAAGGATATGCTGAGCCTCTCTTATACTTGCTTCATCGAGTTTTACGCTTACTGATATCATTTTATTTTTTTAACCACAGATATTCACAGATTTACACTGATTCCAATTTGTCAAGAATACGGTCCAGTTTTTTGCATGTCTCTTTATGGTTTTCATCCATTCTTTTTACTATCTGCCGGCAGTTTTCTTTTGACTGCTTAACCTCAAAAAGATTTTTTATATCAGCTTTATTTGCTATTGACTGCTCCCTGGTAACATGGCCGACTAAATGCCTGATGAAGAAACCATATATACCTGTCACCGCCGCAAATAAAAATCCGAATAATGTCTTTTGTGTTGTTTCATCCATTTTTATAACCTATACCCTATACGCTATACGCTATACGCTATACGCTGTCATTTTACCTCATATGTCACCCAAACCGCCGTCTGCTTCACTATTCTTTTTATCTGAAAACTGCGGGCATCCGCACCCTTACGAGGCGGAATGCTTACATAAAAAGCACTGTTCTCAAGAATCTCACTTGCAGCTATTCCGAGAGTATTACTGTTCAAAACCTTTATGTTTATTAACGGACTCTTATGCCGCAAAGCCCCGGGCGATTGATTATCATCGGCTATATAATTGATAATAGCATCTATGGTCCTGTCCAGAACGCCCGGCTGAAATGTAATTTCATCACTGAACATATCAATAATATGTTCTTTGCACCCGTCAATTAAAGTATCGAAATTACTCATAACTTCTTCCACTAATTCCGAAGGCCAGTGACCGCCGGGAAAGTGGCCGCCCGGCCAGTGTCCAGTTGGAAAATGTACATTTCTTAAAGCCATTTTGTTTAGCCACAGAGAACACCGAGAACACCGAGTTTTTTAATTTTGAATTTTTAACTGCTTCATTCGTGTTCATTCGTGGTTTCCATATTTCACTATTCACTTTTCACACTTCTTTAATCGTTTGGATCTATTAAAGTCGGGGTACGTGTCCCTGTACCTATCGATTCGGTGAACCTCAGCTTTGTATCATCGGCAGGCGAATAAAAATCAGGAGTTGAGGTATTGCCGCCCGTCATTTTGCCAAATAACAAAGATGCCATCAGTCTCATATAATCCTGGTACGTATAACCGCCCTCAACAACCGCCGACCATACGTCACTAACTGTAATATCATTCATATCCGCTATAAGGGCAGGGATTGTCGTCCCGGTATCTGTAAGAATATCAGCTACATCAGAGGCAATCTTAACCAGCCCGCTTGTGCCGTCATCAATCACATTAGTATCAGCCTCAATAGCAATCAAACGGTTTTCAAGAGTTGTTCCAGTATCTTCGAGAATTGAATCTACAATTCCGTCTATAGTTGATAAAGTGCCTGGTATGTCATCAGTCTGAAGTTCCGATGTATCTGTAA